ACATATTTGCGTTGTTATTACTTTCAATACGAGTATCTACATCTGAACCATCTTCGTTAACAATCAAAGTTGCAACTGTCGTAGTTCCACTAAAAGTTCCTGTCGAAGCAATCAACCCATCAACTTGTAGATCCTCATGGTTAGACCCAAGCTTCAATTCAAATTTAGGACCTGTGGTATTATACGTAAATGTAGCGTCATCACCAGAGCCACCTTCAATAGTAATACCTGCGCCATTTATAACAGCAGATGTACTGTTACCACTGTCAAGTACAATGTTGTGG